GAACGCCAGGGCACCGGCTCAAAACCATCCTTGACGATCTGCCGCCGGCCACCGCGTTGCGCGAGCGCGCGATCAGAGCCGCGATCCAGTGGGGCGTCGACCATCCCGCGCTTTGGGATGCGGCGATTGCGCCGCTGAGGCTGGAGCGGCGACCAGAGGATTTGGCGGCGGTTCGATTTTAGCAAATCAGCCGGTTTGTCCCGTTTATGAAAAAGGAAAACGATGCTGGACGATCTCGGTCCAATCCATGGCCATTGGGCCGTCCTGATGGAGCGTCCAGACAATAGTTAGACTAACGTGTTAGACTAATCCGCATGGAAGCGCCGTTGTGCAAAATATGCGGGGAACGACATTGGCGGGGTTGCGCCTTCGAGACGTTGAAATCCGTTGCGCCCGTTGTGGATGCGAAGAATTTGTTATTAACCGACTCAGAGATATCCCCATGGAAGGCCGAGGGCATTTCCCGAAGCGCATGGTTTGCAAGGAATCGAGGGAAAGCTAATGGCTAAGGCCCCGGCCAAGCCGACGCGCGCCAAGCGGAAGGTCAGCAAACGCGGCCGCGTCGAAGGGCGCCCCGGTCACCAACCGACGCCGCAGACGCAGGAGCTGGTGCGCACGCTGAACATCGCCGGCTGGAATGAGGAGCGCATCGCGGCCGTCGTTGGCAACGGGATCGACGCTAAGACGTTACGCAAGTATTACCGGGATCAGCTCGACCTCGGCAAGGCGCAAGTCGATGCGATGGTGACGCAGTGCCTCGTCCTTAAGGCGATCGGCGGCCAGCCGATCCCAGGCCAGCCGTTGAAGTGGCGGGAGGCCGAGACGACAGCGGCGATCTTCTATGCGAAAACGCGCATGGGATGGAAAGAACCACCTGCGCCTTTGGATGAAAATTCGAACGGCAATACTATCAGAATCATTGTCAAGGGAGGCATGAAGACAAGAAGCGATGGCGCAAACGGCGATCCGTGAAGTCCATATTGATCTTCAAGAACCGCATGCCGATCAGATAAAAGCCTATTCGCTTCGCAGTCGGTTTTTCGCTATTCGATGTGGGCGCCGTTGGGGCAAGACAGCGCTAGATATCAACATGGCGGTTGATGAGGTGCTCGATGGCCATTACGTTGGCTGGTTTGCCCCTGAATACAAGTTCATCGCCGAAGCATATCGGGAATTGGCCTCCGTTCTCGATCCGATTAAGAAAACGGCTTCCCGCGATGGCGTGTTTCAGGCGATTACGGGCGGACGCATCGATTTCTGGTCGCTGGAAAATGAGATAGCTGGCCGATCGCGTAAGTATCATCTCGTGATCATCGACGAGGGCGCGTTCACCAAGGCCACGATGCTTGATATCTGGCGCAAGAATATTCGGCCAACGTTGCTGGACTATAAGGGCTCGGCGATTGTTAGTTCCAACACAAATGGCATAGATGCCGACAATTTTCTTTGGCAAATATGTAACCAGCCTGAGCATGGTTTCACCGAGTATCATGCGCCAACGCACAATAATCCGTATCTACCCGCCGATGAGCTGGAAAAGCTGCAGGCGGAAAATCACCCGCTTGTCTACCAACAGGAGTACCTCGCCGAGTTTGTGGATTGGTCTGGGGTTGCGTTCTTCGCCCTGACTTCATTGACTGAGGATGGTAAATCCGTCGAGGCGCCGCCGGTTATCGATGCTGTCTTTGCGACGATTGATAGCGCGACGAAGACAGGCAAGGACAATGATGGCACGGCGGTTATCTATTGGGCGACGCATAAGTACGGCGCGAAGCATGTTCTGACGATCTTGGATTGGGATGTCCAGCAGATAGAGGGTTCGCTGCTAGAGCATTGGCTCCCGACCGTGTTTCAAAACCTGGAGGCGTTGACGAAGGAGCGTAAGTGTCGAGCCGGATCGTTAGGCGCCTGGATCGAGGATAAGGCGTCAGGGATGGTGCTGATTCAGCAGGCGGTGAGGCGCGGTTGGCCAGCGCAAGCGATTGATAGCCTATTGACTAGCGTTGGGAAAAGTGAGCGGGCGATCTCTGTGTCGGGCTACGTTTATCGGGGGATGGTGAAGATTAGCCCACGAGCCTTTGACAAAGTTTCGAACTATAAGGGCACGCAGCGCAATCATCTATTGAACCAAGTGTTGGGGTTTCGGATTGGTGAAAAAGAGGCGCGGGATGACGATCTACTTGATTGTCTAACTTACGGCATTGCGATAGCACTGGGCGACAGCGCTGGTTTCTAACGAAGAGGGCAAGATCATGGGTGAAGCACAAATTCGTAAAGCGACCGAAGAAGAGGCGGCGAGTGCCAAGCAGCAGGCTACTCAGCCGAATGAACAACAATCCGCTTGGGCCAACCAACAAGTTCAGGCCGTCTTCGTCAATGGTTTTAGCTTGATGGACCTGGGGGGCATGGTGCGTATTTCCTTTAATGAGCAGACGCGCGCTGATTTGCCGGGCAGCGTTCGGGCATCGTTGCTGATGCATCCACAGGCCGCGCGCAGTGCGGCTGCGTTGTTGATGAAGTTCCTTGACTCAATGGAAACGAACATGGTGCAGACGTCTGTGCCGAATGGGGAGTTGAAGAATTGAGCCGAGCGGAAGGGCAGTACAGATGAAGTTTGAAGACTATATGTTCGGACGCTTAGGCCCTTTGACGAAAGAGCAAGAGCAAAAGTTGCAGGTCTACAGTCTTTGGCATAAACGACAATTGGTTCGGGCGTTTGGACCTTTGATGCTGCGTCTTCAAAAATTGATGAAGCATCGTCGTGGCTGAGTTTTCCATCAATGGCTCAGTCCTGGGCACCCCGCTTCAGGACCTTTTGATGTCGGACAGCATTACGCCAGGGGCCGATGCTTCCTATCAGTTGTGTAAGACAATCTATTTGTGGCACCCAATCGGCGCCAAGATGGCGTCGAGCCCAGTCAAGAAAGCTCAGGCGCTACCGCGTGTGATCAGCGTTCCCAACTCTCCTGAAGAGGCGGTTAGGGATGCTTTTCTTGAAGAGTGGGACACGATTGGTGCTGAGACCATCATTCGTAATGTGATGACTCAATGTCGAGTCTATGGTATTGCGTCACTTGCCGTGTTGAACGAGGATGGCGACAGCGCAAAGCCGCTTGACCTTAAGAAGATCGCCGATCAGGAAATTGCGTTCAATGTACTGGACCCTCTCAATACTTCGGGCTCATTAGTTCTTAATCAGAATCCGAATGCTTTTGATTTTCAGAAGCATCGAGCGATCACAGTTAGCGGACAAGCCTATAACCGTAATCGTACTGTGACGGTGATGAATGAGGAGCCCATCTACATCGCCTATACTCAAGCAGCATTTGGCTTTGTTGGTCGGTCAGTATATCAGCGTGCATTGTTCCCGTTGAAGTCATTTGTGCAAACAATGGTCGCTGATGATTTACTGGCGCTAAAGGTCGGGCTGTTGATTGCCAAGCTAAAGCCCCCCGGCTCTATCGCCGATCGTGTTATGTCAGTGATGATGGGGGTTAAGCGAGCGCTGTTGAAGGAAGCGCAGACGGGTCAGGTGTTGTCGATCAATATCGACGAAGCGATTGAGTCGCTGAACCTCCAGAATATGAACGGTTCGCTGGTCACGGCGCGCAAGGATATATTGGAGAACATTGCAGCAGCCGCCGACATGCCCGCCAAGCTCTTGAATAATGAGACCTTCGCGGAGGGCTTTGGTGAAGGAACAGAAGACGCTAAGGCCGTCGCCGAGTATGCCAACACTATACGACGTGATATGCTTCCTTTATACAGATTCATGGACCGTATCGTGCAGCATAGAGCCTGGAACAAACGGTTCTATGAAACGATCCAAGCGAAGTTCGCCGACGAATACGGAGGCATGTCCTATGAATCCGCGCTCTACCGATGGATGAATTCGTTTAAGGCGGAATGGCCCTCGTTGCTGCAAGAGCCTGAGAGCGAGCAGATCAAGGTTGAGCAGGTCAAGTATCAAACGGTGGTGAGTACGGCGCAAGTGCTGCTCCCTGAGGTTGACCCGGAAAACAAGGCGTCGGTTATCGAATGGATGCAGGACAACATTAACGAGAATACAAAGCTGTTCACGTCCCCGCTCAATCTGGACTTCGACGCCTTGCGTTCATATACACCACCTCAGAGCGAGGAGAGCGGCTTGGAGGAGCCCAAGCCGGGTAAGCCGCACATCTCGGCGGGCGACGCAACGATCGCGCCGGTTGAAGGACGCGTAAAGAAGATTGAGGATTTTTTGCGAGGGCGCCGGCATGTTGACGCCTGAGCAGGTGCAACAGCACATCACACAATGTCAGATGGCGGCACACCGAGCAATCGAGGCGCATAACCTGGCGATGCAAGCTTTCGGAATCGCCTGCGCTCGGCGTGATTGGGTATTGGCGGAAACGGAACATCAGGCGGCGATGGCTAACCTGGACGCTTATCTCAATGCGTTGATGAGCACTTACCGATTGGGGCAGGAATGTGAGCGGTGACGTTTTACGAAACCGTTACCGCTGCGATACGTGACTTTGCTACCCATGGCTTCGACAGCGCCGACCGGCTTACCAAGTGGCAGGAGCTTTTGCGCAAGTCCGCCGAGCAGGCGGGCGCCTCGTCGAGCCGCATGGAGGCAATGCTCAACGACGCGCTCAAGGCCATCTATCGACGGCTAGTGGAGCGCGGCGGCATACTGCAGCGCCATCCGGGCGTTCAGCGGTGGACGCTGGCGAAGTTCGCCCCCCGCTTACGCGCTGAGTTGGATCGACGTATTATGGCGTCGAGTCAACTCATTAGGTTAAATCGTCAGCAGGCTATAGAGCAGACGATCCGGCGCTTTAGCGGGTGGGCGTCGAGCGTACCGGCCGGGGGTTCGAAGACAACGGATAAGGGTGAGGTTAAAGAGGATGTTCGAAAAGCACTCGCCTCCCTACCTTTTGTAGAGAGACGTGTTCTTATAGACCAAGGGCATAAGTTTACGGCTAGTCTCAACAACATATTGGCGGTTGACGGGGGGGCTATTGCTGCTCGATGGTTTTCCCATTGGCGGCAGGTTAACTATGATTATCGACCTGACCATAAGGAGCGTGATGGTCAGGTTTATTTGGTCAGAAATAACTGGGCACAAACGCGAGGGCTCATAAAGGTTGGCCCAGCGGGTTATACCGATCAGAT